ATCAATCCCAATTTCTCCCGAACTTGTTCTTTCGTGATAATCCCATATGGATCAAGCGGATCCGCTTTCATCAGGTTAACGATCCAGGCTGTTTTGTCTGCTATCTCATCCGGCAGCAGAGACTTAAATTTGATTTTCACGCTTCCTGAAACACCTGTCACCTGGTCGAACACCTGTAAATTTAACTGCCGGGCCAGCACCTGGTTGTAAGACTCGCATTTGATCAGAAACGCCCTAATCCTGCTTACTGCTGTATTGTCGGTGGTTCCCTGTCTCCATCCTACCAGCTCACCCGGCACACCGATAGCACCAAGCAACCGAAGCAGACTCATCTCATGGTATTCCTGCACCCCTTGGATACCGGAGGTGTCAAGCTGTTGCACTTCCACGCTTTTGGGTACTGCTATTGAGGTTTTTGAGTTAAGGTTTGATAATGTAGCGGTGATTAAGTCTAAACTCTCCTGGTCTACTATACTCTCTGGAGTTGCACCGACCCGCCCTAACCATTTCGGTGTCCCGTGCCTGTCTATTGCATTCGACAGTCCGGTTACTATCCGCGTATCCCGCATTGCCTCATCAAAACACCTGGCCATGAGAGAGACTCCGTAAGAGCCCCGGAGCGAAGGTATCATCTGAACGTGACAGATCTCGTTCTTTTCCAGCCTTATCTTTTTGTCGAACCCTACTTTCTGCTCGTATGCTTCTGCGATCCCCCGCTCGTCAAAAACAATACTGAACTGAGTGGGATCTCTTGGAAGCATGGCAACAGGAGTCCGGGACATCGCCCCCCTGCCTGGCGCTACCTCTGCGAACGAATCGGCACAAACCAGCGAACCGATAACCATCAGGGTAAGGGTTTTGGAAAAGTCAAACCCGTCAACGAAAGACTCACACGCCTCTATTCCTCCAGGATCTCCGATGAACTCATACCCCTGTGAAAACATAAAAAGCGGATAGAGATCAAAGGCTTCCGACAACAGCCCGCCTTTCTCATACACCGTAATGTACCGCGACAGGAGTTCAGTCGAACGAGCGCCGGTTCCAGCGTCCTGAAACGTTACCTTATCTGCTTTGCTAGAGGTGCCAATGGTTTTAGGTTTTATCTGGTCTTCGACTTCTTTTGTGAAATACTGCGTTAGATGCCTGAATATTCCCATGTTACGTTATCGCGCCTCCTTTCATAAAAAACAGCATTAGTGCCACAACTGCCGCAACAATAACAGCCTGTAAAATGTTCATCGCCCTATCAATCACCGGCTGTGCTCCGGTCCTTTGAAGCTCTGATTTCTCCAGCGCTTCTATTCTGTTCCAGCACCGCGACCAGTCACTCGTGCGCCTACAGTTGTGCTCGACGTCGACAATTCGTTCTTCGTGATCTTTTAGAGTTTTCCTGATTTCTTCCGTAAATGCCTCAAGTCTTTTGTTTGTCTCAAATAGTCGCGCATTAAGGTTTGACAACTCGCCGGTCACCTGAGTAACAGCAACAGAGTTGTCCAAAATAGATTGCATTAAGTCATTTAGCGAATCTGCCATAGGTTACACCTCCCCCCGGATTCGAACCGGGCCTGCCCTCAGAGGTGCCCGCGTGGAGGGATGGAAAACATTTGAATAGTGGGGTTTTTTGCACATGTTTTTCTCACGCGGGGAATAGTAAAAGGTGGTTTGACCCACCAGGTTACTGAGTTTCTTTTTTAAACATTCGCATGATGCTTGATTGGTTTCCTGTAAAATGTTCGCCGTTTGGGAATTCAATCATCCAGCGTTTTTCTTCTGGTATCTGTGCAACGTCCGGGTTTGTGTTTATCCCGATCTTATATCCCTTCTTCTCTTCTTTTACGTCCAGGAAATTCTTTTTTACCATGCTTTATTCTCCAGGTAGTTATACAACGTTTTTAATATGCGTTCTAGTACTGCAATAACTGATCCATACGCTACCAGCTGAGTCTCAATGTTCAGCTGAGTAATGGGAGATCCCGTAAACGTCGCTGCAATCCCAACACCTGCACCAATAACCATCGTGGCAACAAGTGATATAGGATCAAAACTAAAATCTGGTTTCGTTGGATCAATTCTTTTGGTGCTCCACCAAATAATAGAATAAAGAGCACCGGTAAAACATGCGACAATAATGGGTTCTATCTCAATCATGGTTGTGCCTCCTCAACCGTGGTATTGTTCACGGTCTCATTGGCCGGCATTTCCTCTTCCCCATCCCACAACCAGTCAATTGCACCTGACGCGCTGTCAGTCTCATTTAACCGGAGCAGTGCATGGTCATGTCTGCTATACGAATACTGGAGCAGAGACGAGTTAACATCCAGGCCAGACTTGAGAGAGCCTTTCACGTCTTCATACAGGTATCCGTTCGGGCTGGTTCCGACACCGGAATAAGAAACCGTCTTATCGTCAACGGTAACAGCACTCTCATATGAAGTTCCCTCTCCGCTTCCCATCATTCCCCAGAGACCCTCAACCGTCTGGGTTTCTGGGAGTCTGCTAGATGATCCGTTTCCATACCCGGCAATAAAATTGGCCTGGTCACACATAGACTCAGGTATGTTGCTCTGGGTTGAGAACATCCCGGCACTATCGAAGGCGTTTAACATCCCGGTGGTTTCTACCCTGGTTGTGTCCGTCTTCTGTATCCCGGATCTCCCCAGGGTTAGGATGGTTTGGCTGATTCCGCCATAGATGTATGAATCATTGACGGTCCCGAACCGGAGCAGGTTGTCTGAAGTTTCCCAGATCTCGTCGGTATTGATAATGATAGAGCCACCATTGGAGTAAACAGACGATGTGACCAGAGCGTTTGAAGGAAGCGTGCATATAAAGACGCAAAAAACAAGCGCTAAAAATATTAGTCGAATCATTTAAACGGGCACACCTTTTTAATAAATTCCCAGGCCCTCTTATGTATTTTCTGCTGCTTCTTTTGAACTGTTTTAAGTTCCTTGTCGGAATAGTCCATATTAAACAGGGATCCGTCTGCCATGATGGTTTTATACGCGCTCTATTATCTTAAAGATACCCGTATCGGTGCTTCCATTGCCGTCTCAAGATAAAGGCATAGATACCTAAGACAATCCTCGCTGTGGTCCGAGACCTTTCTGGGCGTCTCTTTGTCAGCCGTGCCCTCTCTGGCAGTTTCCCACACATACTCCTCCATCTCTTCAATCAGGCACGTAGGTTGTTTAGCTTCCAGGAGTTTTTTGTCCGGTTCGACAAGGCAGTCAGACAGAACATATAACCGCGGTTTCCCGTCCCCCGCTTTCCGGAGACGGGTTTGCACCGCCTGTATTCCCATCTTGACATCCTTCTTGGCTGGAATCGTGGGGATACCGTATCGTTCAAGGGTAGCCCTATCCTCTGCATCATGGTCACAGATAGTGGCCCGGATGTTCTCGCTGCCTGTGAGTCTGTTTATTTCCCTGGCCGCGTCTTCCACCAGGAGCCCGGTTTGGTAAAGTTCACGATACAGATACAGGCGCCCGTCCTTGTCCTGTGCAAACCAGAGGCACACGAACGGGTTGGTGTAACCGAAATCAATTACCCGGTATCTTGTCCATTCGTCAGGCAGCGGAATAGGATCAATAACATGAATCGCCCGGTCCCAGGAGTCATAGATAATTCCTTCGGCAGATACCCATTTTCCCCTGCCTAAGGCGCTGGTATCGTATGCCTGTCAGGGTATCCAGGACCGCCATGGTTCGAACGCCCTGCTCTGTCAGCTCACCCTCGGATGTGAACAGGGTAGGGTTGTCCTCGTGGCGTGACTCCAGTAACTTAAGCGCTCCTGCCTGTGCCCGTTTCAGGATCCAGTGCGAAGGCCCCCACGGGTTGCAGTCTCCAAGCATTTGAGAATATGGCATATTCCCGGCTCTCCCGGTTGCCCTGGTAAGGAGTTTCTCCCAGTCATCCAGGGTGAGCTCTTCTGCCTGGTTGACATAGATAACGTCACGTTCTGACGATAAGATCTTGTCCGGATTATCCATTCCACCGACATAGATCCGGCTCCCATTATCGTAGTCATACCATTCAACATGTGACCCTCCATAGGGCCGGACACCGCCTCTGATAACCTTGCGTTCATACGTCTGAAGAACGGAGCCTGTCATGCTCTTTCTGGTTTTCCGCACCATTGCGCACTGGATACCTGGATAGCGGATACAAAGCGCGTGTAGTTTCTGGAGGCAGGCATAGGTTTTTCCCGTCTCGGCCGGGCCGGACAGAATAACCTCCTGGTTCCTGCACCCCCAGAGTTCGCGGGCTGCACCGCGGGGATCATACCCCCCGTCTGAATCTTCCAACACGACGTACTTTGCCCTAGAGGTCCTCAAGTTTCACACCCTTGAGCACCGCAAGCACCACGGGGCCGCCGCCGTCTCCGGAGATCTCTTGTTTGATCTGTTCACGTCTGCCCCATTTCTCCGGGTGCCTG